GCAACATTAGAAGAACTAACAGTTATAGCAACTCAAGAAATTGAGGACGCTAAACCAATGTATAAGCAAGTCAACAATGAAAGACTTGAATTTACAGATAGTGATTATGACCAAGCTATTGTAGATCTAGCTAATAGTAAGTTTGACCAACAAGAAAATGGTTATAAAACTGCTAGACAAGAAGCTTATGGATCTATTGCTGATCAATTAGATATGATCTATTGGGACGGAAAAAACAGTACAACTACGTTTCAAGATCACATTGACTCTGTAAAAGCAGATAATCCTAAACCGGAATAATGAAACTTGATGTCATCAGGACACAGTTTGGTAAAGACGCTACTAATGGTTTACTTTTTATTGACAACGTGTTCGAGTGTTATACTTTAGAAGATGAAGTTAGGGACGTAAAAGTTCATTCAGAAACTGCGATCCCTTTAGGAACTTATACAATAAAATTTAGAAATATTGGTGGATTCGATACTAAATACACTGCAAGATATGGAAGTACCTTTCATAAAGGCATGTTAGAACTACAAGATGTACCTAATTTTAAGTATATTTTAATTCATACAGGCAACACAGATCAACATACGGCAGGTTGCTTATTGCTTGGGGAAACACAACAAGATCTCGATAAAGGCAAAGATGGTTTTGTAGGTGGCTCTGGTGACGCTTACAAAAAGATGTATCCTAAAGTAAGGGACGCATTAATAAACCAAGAAGAAGTAACTATTAATTATAAAAATATTGATTTGGCCCCTAAAGAAATAGATAATAAGGCTAAAGATCATTTGGTTCTAGCTGATGTAATAGACAGAAAGTTCGATACGATCATTAAAGAACTTAAAAATTTAAAAAATATACAGTATAAAAAAATAATTTAATCCTGCTATACTTATAGATAACTAACATATCAGCGAGAGGAATCCCTCTATAAAAATCACATGTCCAAAATGCAAAAATGATCTTCTGTATATAGCTAATACAGGTAAGTTTTTGTGTGGAAATAAAAAATGTAGAGACTACAACCGAAGGCAATTCGGTGGTAAAGTAGAGGAAGAATAGTTTTAGGAGAAAAATGAAAAAAAATAATTGGAAAGCCTATTGGAAGTTTATGTTTTCAAAGGCATTTAGAACAGGTTTACAATCAGCAATATCATTATATTTAGCTAATTCAACAGGGATTATTGACGCAGACGTAATACAATTACTTGGCGTAGCCTTTATGAGTTCGTTTATTACTGTGATCCAACATGCCTTAGAGCAATATAAACCCAAGGCAACTTTCGAGGACTAATGGAAGCGAAGATCAACTTAAATCAAGTATTGCAAGGTGGTTTAGCTGCACTTGTAGGTTGGTTGTTTAAAACAGTTAATGATTTACAACAAGAAGTTACTGCCTTACAAGTAGAAGTAATAAATGCTAATCAAAAAGTATCAGATGTATTAAGCATTATACAAAATATTGATTCAGAGATTACAGAGATTATCTGGAAAATTGGAGGTTAATATGAGCGAGTGTTGTGGTGGCAGTTGTTGTGGAACCAACTAATGTTTAAAAAACTAAAAGACAATCTTGGCTTAGTAGTAACTGGATTGGCCCTTATGTCCTCCGTTGGTGCAGGTATTCAGTCCCTTAATGCAGTTTTAACTACCCTTACAGGTATTGATGATCGAATGAATAACATTGAGTATGAGTTTGTAATTCTTAAAGAGTCTACTTTTGTACAAAATGATATTGCAGTTTTGTATGAGAAGATACAATCACTAGAAATGGCGGCACAGAATGTCGGTAAGTTTAATGAAGAAATAGCTACACTACAAGCTAACTTATTTAACTTAGAGCAAACAGTTAGAGATGGTGGCTTTGATTTAGATAGATATTATTTACTAGAGAAGTGGGAGTATCAAGACCTCAACGACTCTTTAACTAGGGTGGAAACACAGGTTCAAACTGTTAATAATAATATGTGGGAACTCAACGATTTAAAAACTAGATTAGCTTATTTAGAGGCAAATATTCATGGGCATTAATTGTAAAACTACAAAAAATGCAAACGGGACTTATATAACTATTTGCAACTATAAATACGGACATGCACATCATGACTGATAACGGATTCACACAGAAAGAAATGCTTGTAATGATCTTAGAGGGACAAAAAGAGATCAATAAGCAAATAGATGAATTGCATGAAAAGGTTAATACAAAGATCGGCAGACAAGAGTTATTTGGGTGGATAGTTGCAGTTGGAGCTTTATCGGCTTTAGTAAGCAATTTAATGAGCTAAGCGTGTACTAGAAGCTGTTTTAAGCGTTGTAAAAAGCAAAGTGGAATAATGATCCATAACCAATAATCAACTAACTATTACGATTTTTTTTATTTAATTGTTTACATATTATTGAATCTATGATTAAAATAGAACTATGATTAAAACAAAAACAGAGAAAACAGAGGAGAAAATCATGGAAAAAGTAAAAGACTATACAGGAATTTATTCTATATGGGATATAAAATGGGAATTGACTCAGGGATTAAAATTTATATTAAAACTTGAGTGGTTAAAAATACTATTTAACTCATTAGATTGGTATACGGAATCACTTTGCAATAATTATTCTTGTGAACGTGGATATGCCTATGAAACTCTCTATTCACAAATAGAGTTTTGGGGGTTTTTTGAAGGGATATTTAGAAAAATATTTGTAATACAACCATTGCATTATGCAAATAAACTTTCACATTTTGTAATGTGTAAAATAATAAATGGAGGAAAATAATGATATTAAATAAATTCGATATAAACGGAGATGGGATCTTCAATAGCATTGAGTTGCTCGTCTTATTCGCTATAATGGGTTTGGTTATGCTTTTATTAAATAAGAGTAAACCTAAGCAAGTGGAGTTCGACATTAATGACGAACTTGCAGTAGCTAAAATTACCGGTGTTTTACTAGAAGAATAAACACCCAACAGGAAAAAAAAGGCCTAGTTCGTTTGCTCTGTTTCGGACTGGGCTTTTTTTGTGTTTTAAACAACTAATCTTAAATTCAAGTAGACTTTATGCATGCCTAAAAAAAAGGTTAGTACAAAAAAGGAAGTTACTCACAATAGTGAATTGGGTAATAATTACTATCCTAGTGGGTGGAAGCCTCAGAGATCGTGGGATAACAATACAAATACCGGAGAAGTAACTCATATACAACCGGCAGATAGCAACTTTAAATACGATAGTCTTTTAACTGAATGGGGTTTCAATCCGGAAGAATTTTACATTGCAGAAGATAGCATTAAGTTTTCTACATGGGACACACAACTTAAAGGTGGTGTTGTTGAACAAATGTATGCTTTTAAGGCTACGATTAGACGTAAAAAACCTAAACACGACAAGTTTTATAAAGAATTAAAAGATCAAGTAATTAAAAAAAGACCTTTAAAAGTATCAAAACAAAAAGGAGATTACGCCTATTTCTTTATGTGTGCTGACTGGCAATTTGGAAAAGCAGAATATAATACGGAATGGGGTGTAGATGAAACTGTGGATTATATTAAGCAAGGCATAGAAAAAGCTAAGAAAAACATAAAAGATCTAAAAAAACTAGGAACAATAATAGATGAGATATACATAATTGGTCTTGGGGATCTTATTGAAAATTGCTATGGTTTTTTTGAACACCAACCATTTAATGTAGAATTAACACGATCAGAACAAGAGCAAATTTCTAGAATGATGATACTAGAAGTACTTGATGGTTTATTATCATTGGCCCCTAAAATTGTAATTGGTGGAGTTCCGGGCAATCATGCAGAGTATAGAAGTGGAAAAAACTCTATTGTTACAAGCAGACTTGATAATTCAGATACAACTATATTTCAAATAGTCGGGGAGATCATAGAGGGCAGAGAACGTTATAAACATGTTAAAACGATAGTCCCAGATGACTTTTATTTACTTTTAGAAGTAAAAAATAAGCGTATTTGTTTTTACCATGGCCACATGTCCGGTGGTGGATCTGGTGCAGAAGGCAAATTAATGAATTGGTGGAAGAATCAAACCATGGCTAGATTACCGGCAGGAACGGCTGATTTCTTAGTTACAGGACATTATCATCATTTTAGAGCAGTAACAGAACGAGGTAGAACATGGATTCAAAGTCCTAGTCTTGATACATCAACTGAATTAGAAGCTAGATTAGGCTTGACTACATCACATGGCATATTGACTTTCACTTTATCTAGTAACGGCATTGATAATTTAAGAATTTTATAAACTTAATCAAAGATTGCATTATTATTAATATGTGATTAAAATAGAAGTGTTATGGCAAAAGAAATAATTGCTATCGAGAATGTAGGACATACCGCTAAATTAGTGGTCAAAAACGGCACATCTTTTACTCATGAAAAATTACCATTAGGAATATTAAGAATCGAGCCAATAGACTATGTTGAAGATATTAATAGCACCGATAATGTCGTGCCTAGTAACGACAACACCAACAATTAATGAGTTATCCAACTATTTAACTTGTGTTGATCTAACTGAAAACATTCAAGTAGTACATAATTGGAAGCCTTTAGTTAATGAGTATTTTAAAGAAGAAGATATTAATAAAGCCTTATTAATAATATATTGTGAATCTACGGGATATTCTAAAGCAGTCGGTAAAAATACAAACGGCACAGAAGATCGAGGACTTTGGCAATTCAATGATAAAACATGGGATTGGTTAACTCCTAAGTTAAACATAAAAGAAAATAGATTTAATCCGGAAACATCAACAAGAGTTGCTAGTTGGCTTATCTATAATGATGGTTGGCACCATTGGAATAGTTCTAAACATTGTTGGAAAGACTACGATAAAATCCAAGATTAACTAATATGTTTATATGAAGATTGTTAAAAAAGAAATTAAACTACTTCAAGAAGATAGCAACAATGTTAGGAAACATAATCAAGCTAACATAGAAGCAATAACAAAATCACTTAAAAATTTTGGACAACAAAAACCTATTGTAATAAAAGATAATGTAGTAATTGCAGGTAACGGTACTTTACAAGCTAGTAAAATCTTAGGTTGGGAGTATATCGACACAGTAGAAATACCAAGTGACTGGACAGAAGAAAAAATTAGAGCGTATGCAATCGCAGATAATAAAACTCATGATCTATCAGATTGGGACAATGACTTATTACTAGAAAGCCTAAATTCATTAAATGAATTTGAACTAGATGTAGTTGGGTTTGATGAAAAAGAGCTAGACGACTTAATTGAATTTCAAGATAAGCCATTTAAGACTATAAGAATAGATGTAGATGATTTAAAAGAACACCCTAAAAACTATCAAGAACACCCCGACAAACAACTAGAAGAAATTATAGCGTCAATAGAAGATCACGGATTTTATAGAAATATTGTCATTGCAAAAGATAATACAATTCTTGCCGGACACGGAGTTGTACTAGCAGTTAAAAAAATGGGTAGAACTAGAGTTCCGGTAATTAAATTAAACATAGATCCAAACGACACAAAGGCATTAAGAGTTTTAACTAGTGACAATGAAATAAGCAACTCGGCAAAAGTAGATGATAGAGCATTAAGCGAACTATTAAAAGAAATATTAGAAATAGACGGAGATATAAAAGGCACAGGATTTGACGAAGATCAACTATCAGCTTTAGTATTTACAACAAGACCGGCAAGTGAAATAGGAACACATGATACTGCTAACGAATGGGTAGGCATGGACGATTTTAAACCCTATGAAGATGAGTTTAAATTGGTTGTACGATTTGAAAACCAGTTTGATAAAGAAGAATTGATGGAAAAAATAGGAGTTACTTTAGTTAATAAAGAGTTTGGAAAGACTTCTAGTATTTGGTATCCGGAACGACCGAGAGAAAATCCAAGTGCTATCTTTTTTGATGAGCAATAAATATCCGGTATATATAATATCTAAAGGACGACATGATGTTTGCTTTACGGCAGATATGTTTAAAAAGTATAAAGTACCTTTTAAGATCGTAGTTGAGCCACAAGAGTTTGACGACTATTCAATTTTTTATGATCAAGAAATACTTATTAAAACACCTTTTAGCAACTTAGGTCTTGGATCAATACCGGCTAGAAATTTTGTTTGGGAGCATTCTAAGGATTTAGGGGCTAAACGTCATTGGATTTTTGACGACAATATTAGGCACACTAGATACTTTTGGAATGGTAGAAGAATAATTGTAAATCCTAATATAGCGCTTAATGAAATCGAGAAATTTACAGATAGATATACAAACATAGCAATTAGTGGAATGAACTACACATTCTTTGTAAATAAAGGAGTTAAAAAACCTTATTGGCATAACAACCGAGTATTTTCTAATTTACTGATAGACAATTCACTAGATTTTAGATGGCGTGGAAGATATAACGAAGATACAGACTTATTTCTACAAGCCATGGCTAAGAAATACTGTACTGTTTTATTTAATGTATTCATGATCGACAAAAATGCTACGTTAACTATGAAAGGTGGAAACATGGGAGAGTTGTACAAAGGAGATGGACGACTAAGAATGGCTAGAGATCTTGAAGAACAATGGCCCGGAGTGGTTAAAACAGTAAGAAAATACGGCAGACCACAACATGAAATAGTTAATAAGTCCTTACAGTTCGATACACCTTTAATAAGACGGACTGATATTGATTGGGATAATATAGCTAAAGAGAAGCTACAAATGAAGATAGTAAAAGTAGATGAGATCGAAAGTGAACGACTAGAATTAGCAGTGGATAACTATAATGAGTGAAATTGAATGGCAAGAAGATGAAACATATAGCGATTACAAAAGAAGAAAGCATGCAGGTATGCAAGGCATGGGCCAAAAGACTGTGAAGAATAGAGAGAATTGGACTGAACAACAAAAGCGTGGATTAAACAATAAAAATAAGGGACGCAGAAAACAAAATATAGCTAGAAAAAAACTAAAGATTCCTGATACTAAGTTTAGAGCACAGATGGGACACGAAGAAAATTGGCGTGGAGAAGTTAAAGTAGAAGTTAAAGCAGGAAAACAAGTTCAAACTCTATGGAAAAAATATCAAGAAGCTAAAGAACAGGCAAACAAAAATAATATTATAGGAGATACAAGACCATTTGTTTATGTAGCTATGCCAGACGGAACGACTAACGGTTTAGTAGCTTTTGAAATAGATGAGATCGAAAAGGTTATATTAGGCTTTTTAGAGACATGGGAAAAACAGGAACTGATATAACAACACTTTAGTTCTATGTCGACTATTTTAAAAACTTTCTTACTTATAAGTTTACATTACTTTAATCTAAGATTAATCTTATATTAAGAGATTCGATACGACAAGGATTTAGGGAGAGGGGCGAAAATCCTCCGCAAAAACTAAAAACCTAAACGAAAAACCTTAAGAATTCGAATCTCTTACCAAAACAGAGAGAGAGAAATGGCAAACATAAAAAGATACAAAGAAAACTACTGTTACAACTGTAATCGTGAGCTTATGAGACAAACTGCTAATGTTATTTACTTTAAAACATTAAATGATTTTGCAGATGTTTGTAAATATTGCTTAATTGATGATCCAAAATTAGGTAGATTATAAACACAATAAAATAAATCTTATATTAAAGTAGAAAATACAAAGGAGTTAATTATGCAACCTAAATTTAATCCGGTTAGTTTAGCTGAAATAGCAGATATGATTGGAACGACTAGACAAAAGGTAGCGTCATACAAATATCATGGTAAGCTACCCGATCCGGCTAAGATTTTAAAGTGTGGTCCATTATGGGATCATGACGAAATAGCAGATTTCATAAATACAATTGGTTTTACAGATAATCGCAAAAAATAACTTGTCATAGTTTAAGTTATAATTTCTTTATACATAAAAGGAGAATATGACAAAACGAGAACAACAGATTGCATTAAGTAAAGACTGGAACAAATCAGTCATAAAACAATTAAAAATGTCTTACGGATCAATAGATTATGTAGAACATACTCAAGTAACACAAAGACTAATTGCTTTAATACCTGATGTACAAATGATTTTAGGACATCACATATACGATACAGTAGAAGATGATAACGGGATTCAAAGAAAATTTTTGACCGGTGTCGAGTATACAGTTAAAGGTACTATTGATGGCTATTCAAGGTCTGTTACTGAAATAGGAATGTGTGACAAACCATTTTTTACAGAGGGAAATAAAAAAGTAGCTAACAACGGAGAACGAGCTAAAGAATGCATATCAGACGCTATAAAAAGATGTGCTATGCGACTTGGTGTTGGAATAGAATTGTACGACACATCAGCTTGGCTAAATCCTTATCTTAGTGGTACAGATAAAGAAAAAACAAAAGAAGTAGAATCAGACCAATTAGAAGATCAAAAAGAAAAACTTGACGACTTAATACAATCAGTCACTAAAAGTAGTTAAGTTACAATCATAGTCCTATGTGTCTTGCTTTTGTTTTGTTTGACAAGGCACACTAGGGCAGAGAGGAATATATGCAGATTAATCAACAAGTCTACTTCTCTATAGTTCCAGAGTGGTTAACAGAGAGTAAAGTTACAGATAATGCATTTAGAGTTTATGCAACTCTATGTAGATACGCTGATAAGGAAGATGGAAGTTGTTATCCAAGTATTAAATCTATTGGTAACAGATGTGGTAAAAGTCCTAGTTCTGTAAAACGTGCGTTAAAAGAATTGAAAGAAATTGGTGCGATCAAAGTAGAAGCAAGATACATTGATGATGGACAAACGAGTAATTTATATACAGTAATATTTAATCCTACCATATATGGTATGGGGGCTAAGGTCAAATATGAACAGGGGGTAAGTCCTAATATGGACCACAAACTAAAGTCATCTAACC